TGTAGAAAGAATTGTATTTACGCTTTCTAATTCTGAAGTTCTTGTTTGTGTTGTCATATTATTTTAAAACACAGGCGGAGATTGTCTGTGTTAATCTCTCCGCCTATGATTGGTTAGTTATTACGCTTTCTTAATTGATACGCAACTTTCTGGTCTTAGAATGTTGCTTCCCATTAACATTCGGGCTGTCATTAGAGAGCCAATCCTACGAGGGTCATACGTACTTTCCATAACTAAATCTTTTCTCTTAATTGTACCAATAGCACTATTGTGCATAACAACAGCAAAAGTATGCTCGAAGTTACCATTGTAAGTGTTGTTAGTACCTGAGATTGCAGAAGATAAGTCTGTAGCAAATACTTCTTGTGCTGTGTTTGATTTTACAATCGGCACACCACCTATAGAAAGAACAGTTCCTTTACCGAAGTCACCATTGTCTCTAGAGAAGTCTCTGTTTACAAGTTTATCTACGTTAGCTAATTGGTAGTATTGGTCTGGTCTTACGATTGCTACTCTACCTTCAGACGGTACATTATTTTCGTCAAGTTTTTGAATTGCTTCAAAAATACTTTCGATTAATGATGTAGCGTTAGTATGGCAGTCGGCATCTGTAATTTCACCACCAACATTACCGCCAGTAACATTAGGTGTAGATACTCTTGATGCTAAGATTGCTAAAGATAAAAGATGTTTATCGACTTTGTTAGCAAGTGCAGAAGCCATTTGACGACTGTACTCTGCTCTAACATCATACGAACTTTTTAATTCTTCTATTTCAGCAACGAAAACATCTGCAAGTAGCATGTCATCTAAGCTAATGACTTTTTCGTTGTGTTTGATAGCTTGACCAGTTATCTCGTTACCTGCTGTATGATAATTTGCACTTACAAATCCAGTTACAGGGAAGGCAGAAGACTTAGCTCCTTGACCTAAAGTTCTAACAGTCGACATTCCTAACATTTGATTTTCTCTTATGAACTGAGTTAACACCTCATTAGAAAATACTTTTAGAAACAATGCGTCTGCTGTTCCTGACGAGTTTACCTGACCAATGCTTGATATTGTTGCATTTGACATATTAATTTTCTCCTTAAATATGTTTGGTTAGTTATTGTTAACAAACTACTTTTCATAGTCAGAAGGTTATCAGTCGTAACTGGCAATCTTTTTTGAATTTGGTTAGCACCTCTCTTATGAGAGATGGTACTATTCGTAAAATCTTGATGACATTACTTTCCAAAAATCTTTATTGGAAAATTCTTTTTTACATTTACACTCATCACATGTACAAAGACCATACTCGTCACCATGTAATTCCTCGTCACAATGACATTCGTGATGACATTGCTTACACTTTTTAGATTTTTGTGCCAAGTTTCCAAGACCTTATAGCCCAATAAACAGGACTTAAATTTTTTTGCCCTGTTACTTTTGCTAATGTAGCACCATGACGTGCCATAAATGATTTTCTATTTGCATCAGAACCACGTTTAATTTTCATGTTTCTGTCGCCAAATCTTATAGTCTTGATATTTCCTGTCGATTTATTTTTAACAAACACTTTAAATTTCTTAGAACCTTGTGGGTCTCTAATAATTTTATTAAGTGGTTTATTTTCCTTGTCCGACATATTTTTTAAAAGTTTTTTTCTTGTTCATCATTGCACTACTAGGTCTTCTACCAATGCTTGTTTTTTTAAATTTTGCTCTTGTCTCATGTGTGCTTTCATTAAGAAGATTGTTCTTCTTTTTAGCCACTATGCTATTTTAAGTTTCTTTTTAATTTTCTTTTTAGCTATAGAGTTTTTTATAGCTTTATCTCTTTTAGCTTCATAACCAGACATTTTACCGTCTTTGTTAAGGTCACCTCTTTTGTATCCTTTACCTTCTGGCATTATTTACTCCTTATGTATTTTTCTTTTTCTTTGGGAAACCTGCTTTCATATTTGCATATGCTTCAGGTGTAACTGTACTTTTTTTCTTACTTCTTGAGATACCGAGCTTTTTCCTACGGTTCATATTTTTATATAATGACATTATTTTTTACCTTTTAGTTTGTTAGTTAAATTCATTCCAAAACTTCCTGATATTAAAGCTAACATTGCATACCAAAAGAGTGGGTCTGCTTGATTTAAGATTGCCCAACCTCTTTCCATATAATCTTGAAGGTGTGGTACGAAATTTGCCACGAAAACTAATCCAAAAATTACGACTAAATATTCGTCCTTCCATGACGTTGTACTTGCTCGTACTTGTTCTACATTTACTGTCTTAATAGCTTCTATTTCTCTAGCTTTAATAATCTTATCTTTTTCCATTTTATGTTGAATACCACCAATAACCTTTTGGCCAATCATTCTAGTTAAAGGATTTTTTAAAATAGGTAATATAAAATTAAGCATTTCTAGACCTATTAAACCTTTTAGAAACTACTCTTAAATTAGCAGTACTATTATTATTTGGGTTACCATCTAAATGGTGAACGTCTTTTCCATTGATGGTATTGCCCAATTTTCTTTTCATTAACCGTCTAGCTAAATTTCTTTTTGCTCTGTTTTTCTTTTGAAGTGGTTGAGAATGATAATTCTTATATTCAGATTTATAGTCTCTACCTGCCATTATATAGCTGTAGACCTCGCTATTTTTTCTTCTACTTTTTTTCTGTAAGCAGGGTCAGTTTGATATTTTTTATCACTCATGGCTTCCATAATTTGTGCAGTACTTTCAAATGTATCTGAAGCAGTTTCAATACTGTCTCCATTAATCATTGATTGTGGTTGTTCTGAAGTTACACCTGCTCTTGATGCAATAGCTTGAACTGCAAATTTAACTTGTTCAATACTTCCTGTATCTAAAGTTTGATTAAAAGCATTTTGTTCTGCTTCGTTTAAATTAGTTTTAGCAAATTCAATTACTTTAGAATAATTTTCTTCACCACCAACTAAATTATGAACTTGTTGTACTTCAGTATTTGCAATAGCTTCTTGACCTTCAATATAACCATCTACTAAATCTTTATTCAAACCCATTTTATTTAGTTCTTCATAAGATTTTTCACTTAATGCACCTTGTTCTTGATACTCATTATAAAACTTATCCATAGGTTGTGGTGTTGTTTCATTTTCATAAGTAGCATCTTCAGCAGGTTGTTCTACTGGTTCAGATTGTTTCTTTTCTAACTCTGAATATGCTTTTGCTAAATCTTCAGCACTTTTAAATTTTTCTGGTAACCATTCAGGTCTTACATCATCTGTAGACCTTATTGTATTATCGGCTTCACTAACTGAAACTCTTGTTTCATCATTAGCTACAACTGCTTGTGTTTCTGGTTGTGTTTTTGCTTGTTCTTCTAAAGATGTATTTGTAGCATCTAAAGAAAGTTCTTGTTTTTCTGTACTCATATTACTCCTCTGGTATTTCTATTTCACCGTCTGCATTTACATCTGCACCAGAGTTAGCTAGGCTTTTTCCTGCTTCTATGGCTACTCTTGGGTCTGCTAACGCTTGGTTAGTAAACTGTTGCTGTTGTTGTGCTTGGGCTTCCTGTTGGATTTGTTCTGATGACTTAATTAATCCACCTGTGTCAATACCATTGGCCACAGCAAATTTCTTAATTGCATCATCAAGGTTTATGTATCGTGCTAAAGTTTCAGCACCTAGTGTATTAGATAAGTCAGACATGAATTGTAATAATCTTAATCTGTCTGATGCTCTACCTAATGCTTCCATACCTACTATAATTTTAGTTTTAACTAATTCTTTAGGTAAGTCAGGAAGTAGTTTCTGTTGTCTTAACATATCCAATTTAGTGTTTATGTAAGGCAACTGAAATTCTGTTGTTAATATTCCATACACTCCACCGAGTGCATCATTTAATTCATTAGCTACTAATTGTACTTCTGTAGCTGTAACTCTTTCTGCTTGTCTTTGTACTGAAGCATTTAATAAAAAAGCAAACTGTAATCTTTGCTCTATTCTACCCATCATTTCATAACCAACTCTAAAGTCAGCAAATTTATTAGCTTGTAATACAGAAACATCTTGTGCATTACCTTCTATAATTGCTCCATTAGGTGCTTTAGCAACACTTGATGCTCTAGTTGAACCATTAGGTGAAATCATAAAAAGCATTTTAGAAGACGCACTACTGCCTTCTAAGATTGCTCTGGTCAATCCTTCTAAACTTCGTAAGTCTCCCTCAAAAGTTTCGCAATGACCTCTACCGTAATTCATACCGTCAATTCTATTGAAGCGAAGTGCTATGAATGGAAGTTTGTCTAAATCGTAATATTTTTCAAAAACTTTTTGTTTTGCTATTTCTTGATGAACGTAAAATCTTTTCTTTTCTCTATATATACAAGTGTATAGATTTAATGATTTATTTTCTTCATTAATCTTGTCACCAATATTTCTTCTTAATTTCTCTGATAAAGTATTTGGAGATATACCTTCTTTAATTATAATTTTTAATATTTTACCTTGTGGGTCTCTTTTGACTACATAGTTATTTAATGGATATGTTCTTAATCCATCTTCTGACATTTTAAGTAATACATTTCCTGAAACAATTAAATGTTTAAGTGCTTCATAAACTGCTACTCTGTCATTATTACTTTCAATACTGTCCATCACAGCTTTTTCTATTTTAGCTAAACCTTGTTCTATAGTTTGCTTTTGCTGTGGGTCACCTTCTATTTGTTTATATACTAAATCATCAACATCTAATCTAAAGAATGGTGCTTGTGGTGGAAATAAAGCTAACATTAATTTACTAGCTAAATTTGTTACACCTCTAGAACCTACCGATTGGTATGGTGTTGAATATTCAGTTGCTTCATTAGCGCCCTTTGGTGGGTATAAATGTGGAATAGTTAATCTAGCTACTTCCCTTGCTCTTTCTAAATACTGCTCTCTGTCTACTTCCATCTTTACATACTGACTTTCGACTAAAGATTTATCTAAAGCGACTGTAGCTGTATCTAGATTGTATTTATCCATTTATTATGGTGTTGGAAAGTTAATACCAGACTGACTTAATCCTGAAGTAATTAGAGGTATTCTTAAAGAACCTCTACCTCGTCTTTTTCTTTGTGCAGTACTAGAAGTAGATTTTGCAAGTTTAGGTGCATCTTTCTTTGTAGTAGCATTAGAAATAGTAGGTGGTGTTTCAGGGATTGGCTCAGGTGCAGGTGGTGGACTTGGCTTTTTTGGCGCTATGCACATTAATCCGTCTCCTTTTGTAATTTATGTTTTTCTATTAAATGTTTAACGACTGACCTTTGGCCAGATTTATAAAAAATTTCTTTTTCAGTATCCTGAAGGTCAGCACATTTTTCTGGAAAAAGCGTATCCAAATAATCAATTAGTTCTTCACTAAGAATTGGTGTTTCTACGTTTTTTGGCATTGTTTTCTCCTAAAGTGGAACTTATTCACTTTTCCTCTGTGCTATTTCACCTGCTATTGCAGAGTAACCACAAGCATCTACGTAGTCATCAATGTTATGCTGTCCTGCTTGTGTTCTAGCTATCTTTAATAAGGCCATAAGATTAGCAACATCTTCAGGAAGAATAATTAAATCTGTAGAGGTTTTATTTTGTATGTAGCTAGTCCATAATCTAGCAATGTTTTGATGGTTTTCTAACTTATCACCATGCTTGTCGTTTCTATCGTTACTAACTAGATTTTTTGTAGTTTCTAGTATCTCTGTAGTGTTCATATTTATAACTCCATAATGTTGGTTTGTTTGTTGCATAATCATATTCATCTTTTCTAAGTATTCTTGCTAGTCTTGCTTGATGATATGCGTCTTCAAATGTAAAACCTGCTCTTTCATATTCTTTAATTACAGCTTCCCATAGTTCATCTACAGTTTTCTTATCTAAGAGAACTCTTGATGCTTTGACTGCTCCACAACCTTTTAGTCCTGAATAACCATCAGCACTATCGCCTACTAATACTTGAGTAAAGAAATTGTAGTTAGCTTTATCTTCATCAACATATTCAAGTTGGTCATCACCAATAAAACAATGCCATGTTGGAATTGTTCTCATATCTTTATCACCACTAATAATTACGTTATTAGTTTTGTAATGTTGAGTTGCAAGAATACCTATTACATCATCACCTTCTAAATTAGGTAAAGTATAAAAATGATAATGTTTTTCTACCCATTTTCTTAATGCTTGATAACAAACAGGCTTTCTAATTTTTTTTCTATGTGATTTATAAGTATTATCAAACTCTTTTCTAAAATTTTTCTTATCAGAAAAGGCAACAATAATTTCTTTAGACTTAGTATAATTTTTATACCATTCCATATTTTGTTTAAATACTTGTTTACCTACAGCTAAATCTGAGTGTAAAGTCCATACATCATCACCCCAATCAATAGCTTCTTCTAATGCAGAAGTAATCTTATATATAATTAGGTCACCATCTACTATCATCACTTTGTTTGTATTGTCGTAGAAGTCATTTATGTTACTCATTTTTTTCTTTTCATGTGCTTTCGCTTTGTTTGCACTATGAATAAGAAAATGTCTTTCATCTAACTGTGTCATAGTTTTATCTCTTTCATTTTAAGTACATTTGATTTTGGTATTACTGTTGAGTTACCACCCTCATTAACTGTGCCATCATCATTAAATGTAATGTCACCTATCAAAACAAACTTGTCTTCACTTGAATGGATTAACCAACCCATTGTTATACAGACTGCTGTTTTAGATTTTTTAATATCTGAAATGCTACTCCAGGAGCTACAACTGATTATGTCACTCCACCAACATTTATAAAATTTGTAAGGAAAATCTTTTTTATCAATATCAGGAAACTTTATTTTAGTAGTCATATTTCAATAAATCCTCTTTAGGTATGATGTGACCTCTAGCTTCCCAATGGTCTCCACCTTTTTTAATTGGATACTTCTTCATTAATTTTTTTAGGATTTTTGTAGGTATCAATACCCACACCTGCTTTACTCTTTCACTTTTGTATAAACAAAAAGCATAGTAAGGAGACTTACTTGTATTTATTCCTGAAGGTTTACCCTTATCTTCTATCTCTACAAATACGTTACCTGTCTTTTGACATAACCTATCTGTCTTAACTTCAACTTTACCTTCAACCATTTCTTGAAGTTCATTTTCATACTGTTGTCCGAATTTTAAATCCTTATCAAAATGAGGTCTTGCTTTAGTGTGTATCACTCCAAGTATTTCCTACTTTAATCTCACCATCTAAAGGTGTCTTAAATTTAAAGTAGTCTTGTGTTAATTGAAAAATAGTTTTTGCTATTTGTTTAAACTTTTCTGTTTTTTCTTTTTTAACGTAGAACTGCATCTCATCATGTACGTGTAGTACCATGACATAATCTTCACCCCACTTATAACCTGCTTTGTGTAACTCTTGGTTTAAAAATATTGTACCCATCTTTACCAATGTTGAACCACATGCTTGGATTAAAGTATTAAGACTTGAGTATTCTGCTTTAGGTATAAGACGTCTACCATCAATACCTTTTAGATAACCAAAGTTTCTATATTTACTTTTGACTGCATCAGCTAATATTTTTAATGCAGGTAATTCTTTTTCAAATTTTGCTCTTACTCTTTTGGCTTCTTCCAAACTGACATCAAGTAACTTACTGAGTGTCGCATTTCCACAAGCGTATATGTAAGCATAAATGAAAGTTTTAGCTTTATTACGTGTGGCAAGTCCTGTAGCTTTTTGGTTTTGGGTATGTATATCATCTTCAAGTAATCTTTTCCCAAAGTCACCACTATCGTATGAAGCCATGTAATGAGAAAGCACACGCAACTCCAAACCGCTAAAATCAATACCAACGAAATCCATATCGGAAGGAGAAATAAATAAGGAACGAAATTCTTTACCATAAGGACTACCTGACGCCACACATTGTGCAAGGTTGGGGCTATTGTGACTGCACCTGCCTGTGTATGTACCCAATGTATTAACTTTTCCATAAATTTTCCCTTTGTTATTTAATTTTAAATATGCTTGTTCACCATCACTCAGTTGACCTAATCTTTTCTGTATCATTAAATATTCAGAAATCTTTTTAGCTTCTGGGTATGGTAGTTCGTTAAGAATTTTTTCATTTACTTCTGGTATACCAGTTGCAGTAAATGATTTTGGTTTCCAACCTAAAACATTAATTAATCTATCTGCAATATGTTGCCTTGAATTAGGATTAAATATTTCTGTCTTAAATTGTTCAACAGGTATACCTGCTTTTATACCTCGTTTTATATTATCTCTTTTATAAGTTTTAAAACCTAATGACTTACTCCAACTTGGGAAGACTACCGAAAGTTCTTCTTCTAACGATAGTCTCCTTTTTGTTAGGATAGATAAAAGCGTCTGAGCAGACGTCTCATCAAATAATATACCATGTTGTTCTTGTTTTCTAATCCAATGTGCGAAGTTATGTTCTAACTCTATAGATTTAGTTGAGTAATTTTCTTTAGTTAATTTATCAAATAATAAATGTGTTACCTCTACATCACGACAACAGTAATCCATCATGTCTTGATTGTATTCTGTAAAGTCAGAATGTTCTTGGTAGTCACCTTTACGTAAACCTAATCTGTAACCCCAACTTTCTAATGAATGTCTTCCATATAATTTTGCAGGTAGTTCTTTATGTTTATAGTCACTATCTAATAAATTAGTATAGATAAGTCTTGATACTAATAATGTATCATAAACTTCACCATCAAATTTAAAATTAAATATCTTTTCTAATACAGGTAAATCAAAACCTTGTATGTTATGACCTATTAAAACTGTAGCTTTGTTTAGCAACTCTAGACTATCTTTTAGATTGTCAGGATTATATTGATAGACTTGATGTGTCTCTATATCCTTACAGACAATACAATGAATAGTATCTAACTTGTCCAAGAGATTATTAGTCTCTAAGTCTATTATTAGTTTCATTATTGAATAGTATGAATTGTAATTTTTTCAGTACTTGGTAAAAACTCTGCAACTTTTTTAAGTGCAGTTCTTATTATTTTTTGTGCTTCAATGTCACCACACATAATAACTGGGTAAACATTTTCATATTTAATAGCATTATAAATAGCTAACATAATAGTCTTACATGTTTGATAGACCACCTGTTGCTGTGTCTTATTTAATTCTAAGTAATCTTCTTTTTGTATTAGGAAAGATAAAATAAATTTAGTTAAAAGTTTTTCATTCATCAAAACTTCCTTCAGATAATCTACCTGTATCTTTATTGTAAACTAAATCACAAGCAATACCTGTGTCACCTGAGTATCTATTTTTTAAAACTCTAACTTTCATTATGTTAGAATTAATTTCATCTTGCTGATTTCTCTCAAAGGCCACTACTTCGTCTGCGAGGGTTGCAAGACTATGACTGCCTCTGAGATGAGAAAGAGAAACTTGTGTACCTTCTTCGTGGCCTTTACCTTCAGGTCTTTTTAAATGTGATACAAGAAATAATGCACAACCTAATTCTTCAACTAACTTTCTTAGTTGTGTCATAGTGTTATCTATTAATCTTCTTTCATCACCTTCACCAATACCTGATACTACGATTGAGATGTGGTCTAATATAATTGTGTTACAATCTAATGACTGAACCATATATCTAATTCGGTTCATTAAATCATTTGTATCACTTGAGCCAAAATGCTCGTAAAAGCAAATATAGTTTTTTACTTTTTCCCACTCCTCTAAAATTTTTTCGTCAGAAATCTTTTTCCTTACTTCAGGTAAATGTATTAGTTGATTTAAACCAACAGAAACAATACCTCTAATACTTCTCTTGACACTTTCTTCTAATGCAATGTAACCAACCTTTTGTTTGTTACATATTAAATGGTGTGCAATTTCTCTACAAACTTGTGACTTACCCGTACCTGAACCTGCTGTTAATAAAACAAGTTCACCTTTTCTAATACCACCAAGTTTTTTATTTAAGCCATTCCATTGATAAGGAATAGTTTCTACATAATCATCTTTAAGTAATAAATCTTTTGTCTGTTCACCTTCAATAATACCTTGTGGTGTGTATGCTTTGGCTTCCCATATAGCATCATAAAGTTTACTTGATTGACCTGTTTGTAATAATTCATTTGGGTCTTTTGCAGGTAGTGATGCTATCTTAACTTTTTTAACAGGTAATATATTAGCACATTCAATAGTTGCTTTCTTACCTGCATCATCATTATCAAACATTAAGACAATAGTCTCAAATTTAGATAACCATTCTAATTCTCTCTTAATATATTTTTTTGCAGAAGTAGCACCTGAAGGTACTGATACAACTGGGTATCTATTGTTTTGTATTTTACTTACGGAGAGACAGTCAATTTCGCCTTCAGTTAAAATAACTTTAGACTTATCACCGCCATCTCTCCATAAGTTTTGACCAAAGAGAGATATGGTATTCGTATCACCAAGCCATATAAATGACTTGTCAGCAAATCTTAAATGCTGTGCTGTAATTTTTAAATTTTTATCGTAGTAGTTTGCAATATGACAAGGCTTACCTTTGTAAGTACCTGTCTGATAATTAAATTTTTTACAAGTATCACTATCTATTTTTCTACTAGGAAGTGCTTCAACAATTCCTTCAATCATCTTAAAATCTATCCTTTTCTTTTCTATTTTTGGTAAGTCTCCATTAGTTGTTTTGTACTGCCGGCAACCAAAACAATATGTATGGTCTTCCCATACGCCTAGATTGTCTCGGCTACCACAGTTCTCACAAGGGCTATGATGGAGAAACTTATTCGTCATCTATTTCAGGAAAGTCATCAGGTTCTAATTCAGCTAAGTCAGCATCATCAGTTAGACCATCTTGAAATTTATAACCTTTTACATCTTCATGTAATAAATAATCTCTTACGCTAAAGTTAGGACATGTTTTACTTTCGTCTAATTCATAGTGCGCTACAATTCTTGCTTCAGGATATTTAACAACTAATTCTTCTAAAACTTTTTTTAAACTTTCCCATTGCTCTGAGGTGTAATTGTCTTCACCTTTACGCCAATCATCTTCTTGTGCGCCACCTATTAAACATAATCCGTAGGCACAATGATTATAACCTTTAACATGAGCCTGTACTGCGTCATCTGCTCGGCCTTGCTGAACCTCGCCATTTCTTTTAATTACTTTTCCGTAGCCAATTTTAAGCCACCCAAATTCTCTATGTACTCTGTCTATTTCCTTTGCACCCCAGTCTTGGCTTGGCCTTGTCTGGGAACAATGAACTACAATATATTTTGTTTCTTCTCTTGCCATTTTATTTTTCCTTAATTTCTTTTATCCATTCTGTTGGGAATGTTTGTTTTGTTGTAGTGACACAATGATATGGGAAGTTAAACATCTCACACCACTTGCCATAAGTAGTTTTTGACTTTTTACCAATCTTAGTTTTTGCGTTGGAGAACACGAAACGAATGTCAAGTTCAGGATTTTGACTTTTTATAAGTCTCATCTTTTTTCTATCTGCACTATTAAATGCACCCTTCGTTTCGATAATGATTTTTTTAGTTATAAAATCTGGTGTATACGTTTTCTTAATAGCAGGTTGGAAGTATGTAATTTTCATACCTTCATAAGTAAAAGAAAGTTTTTCTTTTTTAAAAAAGTTGTAAACTAATTCTTCCAACCCTGATTTTAAGGTTTGCGTACTAGAAATCTGTACTCGTTTGAATTTCTGACGATTGTACTTCATTCGTTTCCTGTACTGTATAACCATCTTCTTTATTAAAGAGGTCACCTTGTTTGTTTCCACCTTCAACTAAGTCAATGATTTGTACTGCTCTAAGCTGTAAAGTTACTCCTGCACCCAACGCAGGTACGTAATAACCTTTAGCTACAAAAGCGACTTTACCTTTTGTACCACCCCAAATACTTGTAGATTGTGGGAATGGGTTTTTATTAGCATCAAATAATGCAGGTCTTTGACTAAAACTTTCTTTAGTCTTCCTGTTTATACCTGTTGCTTTCATTTTAAATTTGAAGTGATAATAACCATCTTCAAGTTTATAAGGTTTAGGTGCTTGTTTTATCTTCTTACCTTTGTTATCTTTTTCAGCTTCCGCAATAGCTTCGTCAAGTTTTTTGTCAATTAATGTGACCATCTCTAACGCTTGTTTTTGCGGTACTTTTAAGTTTACTTTGTACTCTCCTGCTTCGTTAAAACGAACATCAGGTTTGTTAAGGTGAGGATAAACAAATTCAGCTAAAGCACTTATTGTTGCATTGTCTGACATATTTGTCTCCTATTGTTAGACCAGAGGTTTATCTAGTCATAAGTGGAACTTTATTTGCACAAGTGCAAGTTTATACGCAAAAGAACACACTTTGTTTAACTAAATCTAAGTCTAGGTTTCCTTTTTCTGGTATATTAGGAAACTTCTTTTGATTTTTTTCTGATAACATTTGCTTCATTTCCATAGCCCAATTAGCCAATACATCTTTGCTATATATCTCACAAAAAGCATCACGTAAGGCTATAGCCATTTTCCTACTGTCAGGTGCTACTACACCAAAGCTGTCATGGATTAGACTAAAAGTATCAACTCCCATTTCTTCAGCTTTAACCACAGCTAACATAAGTGTTGCGCTATCAAGGTGATGAACAAAATTTGGGCAAATTGATTGTTGATTTTTCCTAGTATCTATAACATCTGTATCTGATTGTAGAGATAATTTAATAATACTATCACCCATTTGTGTCTTAACTCTTTTACTTTCTTTTTTATAACATAGCATTTGAATTGGTAAGCCAAGCGGTGAAGTCCATACCACAGGTAAATTTTCAGACGCAACTAACTTTGAAACATCTTTTAAAAATTTCATTATTTCTTTAGCACCAACAATAACTTCATTAATTGACTTCCATAAAATAGGTGTCAACCATTGCGTAGCTTGAAATAAATCTTCACCAAACTCATGTTGTCTATTACGTTCAACATATTCTTTCTCAACATGGTCTTGTAAGTATTGTCTACAAGAATACATTGTTAAACTGTATGGTAAACACATGACAGGTTTCTTACAAAGTTTTCTATCTACTCCATAGTCTAACCATTTTTTAGCCATTGGTTCATTATTATCTTTTAGTTTTATAATAAGTTTATCAGCAACTAAACCATAAACATCAGCAGGTTTATTTTGTGGTACAAGATTAGTTGCACTACCACCCACTTCATCTCTCATCATAGCTGAATAATGTTGTAGACCTGAATTAGAACAATCAGATTGTATTGGTAAAGTTGTAATAAATTTTGCATCAAAATCTGTATTAGCAAAATCTCGATACTCAATACACCAAGCTAAAAAACAAAAAGGTTTATCTGCTTCTGTCCACCATGTGTATTCAAAAGGTTTATTAGCACAATCAATAAATTTCTGACCATTATCTTCAACCCATTTAGTTCTTATGTCTATTTCTTCCTTATCAACTTCTCCAAATAATCCTGCACCTGCAATAGCAAAATCTACAAATGCTTCATTATCTGCCATTGGCCTACCAAACTTAAATTTAAGTAATGCTCTTGCGTAGTCTGCTGACTGTGGAGACATCAATGTTGCTTTAGGATATATACGACCTCTAAAATCAAGTTGATATGGATAAAAAAAACCTTCTTCATTTGCAAAATGTTTTGCTTCTTCTATTATTTGTTTAACCTGAATGTATTTAGATTTAGACTTGGCTCTATTTTTATAGACACGTTGTGCTTTTCTTTTCCATTCACGTCTTGCTTCAATATTAGTTTCAATATCAAAAGGTTTAGGTGGAAGTTCCATACTTTGAGGATTAATTGGTAATTTTCCTAAAGGTAAATCTTCTTCTAAACATTTATTTAATACATCAAATACTGGTGAGTTAATAACCCATTCAGTTTTTTGCATTGTGTTTACACATTTAGGTACATCAGGAAACTCATGCCATCTGTTGTTAAGTTCTTCTAAGTATCTTCTATTTGTCGCTTTTATTAGATTGTAATGCACGTGCTATCTCCTCTGGGTTATTTGTTTCGTTAAATTTTTTACCGTAGTAACCACCCAAAAAAGGTGAAGTCCAATCACGTGGTGGCATTTTCATTGGTAAAAATTTTGGAAACAAGGCTTCGTTTTTAATATTAAAGTTTTTTATTTCTTCAATAATCTTTGGTGTTGCTTCAATATAAATAACAGTTTTCTTTATATTAAGTTTCCTATGTTGGTGTCTAATAAGACCCAACTGTTCCATATATCCTATTATCTTCACACCCAAATGAAGTCTTTGTTCTTTAGTCCAGTCATTAAAAGCAAGACCATGCTTATTCATACAATAAGTCCATACCTTCTGCTTGTATTGATACCTATTGGTATTCTGGGGTATGTTCTTACCTGATAACTTTTTAGCTACATTATTGTATTGTTCTTTATGGTCATACTTAAACTTAGTTATTCTTGCTTCGTGCATTAAACCAGTACCTATTTGTATAGATAGTTTGTTCATTGTTATTTCATCTGAAATACCATCAATAGTATTCTTTAATGCAATCAGAGAACAAGTATCCCATACGCTTATACGCTTATCTAAAAAGACACCATTATCAAAAGCTGTAGGTGGTAGACATTGACATAATAATTTAAGAGCAGTTTGGTAATTACCTGCTTGTCCTTTGTCCATCATCTTTACATCATCATTAATTTTATTAGATAATTCATTGATGTACTTTTGCTGTAAAACTAGGCCATATATCGTAGTACTTTCTTGACCTTTAGTTTTGGCGTCATTTACTGCTTTATTGTAACGATTAATACCACCACGTAACATAGCTTCTTCAAACTCTAGTTCTTTAGTTACTTGGCTTACATAATCATCTCTATTTTTAAATTTACCACCAACACCAACTTTAATAAGTTCGGCTAATTGTTGCTGAAGTAATGTTTTAGGTTCATCAGACATAATGTGAACATTCTCCTTATATTGTTTGCACTAATGCAATGTTGCACTAGTTCTGTTGCACGTTGCACAGAGACTATTGCACAGGTGCAAGTATTAGTTTTTAAAAAAAGGTGTTGCTATTAGCTAACTAATTGCACTTGTGAAAATAATTTTAAGAGAAAGAGTTCCTAAGACTAGTGCCTTAGACTTTTTCCCTTAAAACTCTCCTTTTCACAATTTATTGTGCAACAATGATTAATTAATGCAACACCTTGTGCAACAAACGTTTTCCAGTTGTTGCTTCTGGTAGGCGAGACAGGACTTGAACCTGCACAGATTGCTCTAATAGTTCCTAAGACTATCGTGTATACCAATTCCACCACTCGCCCATAATTTTTAGTGTAATTAGCAGGTTTCATTTAATTCTGCAATCTCCGATTATGACCATACATAGATACTACTTTACTACTATCATGCTCTAATGACTGCATAGCTTCTTCCATACCTTCATCTGATACTTGGTTATAATACTTTAAAGCTGTGTCTACAGAGATACCTGCAATCTTAGATATAGTTTTAACAGGTACTTTGTTCTCAGCTAATCTTGTAATAAATGTATGCTTCGTACAGTAAGGTGTAATATCTAACTTTAATCTTTTAGAATATTTTTCAAACAATGTACGTAGTCTACGTTTAGTCATAGTAGGAAATAACTTTTTATCTGCTCTTGCAAAAGCTACTGACCTGTATCTTAATGCAATCTCTTTAGTTATTTCATTCATAGGTAATTCACCTGACCACTTCTGTGTTTTATTTCGGAAAAAATTAATTGTGCATTTAGTATCTTTACCTCTTGGAAACTTAATCAAATCAACTGTTAGTTTCTGAAACTCAAACTCAATACGCATACCATAACCATTTAATAACCATCTGAAGGCATCAACAAATTCTTGTTCACCATCAAATGTAGCTTCATCAACAATGTCTTGTTCGTCTTGTGGTGTAATTATATTCTTTTGTTTAGTTTCAATTACAGCTTCATTTCTCCAACCCATGTGTCTAGCTATAGCATCAGGACTATTGTCTAATAATTTATCTGCTGACAATAATCTATTAGTCAAACCATGTTTAAATATATCACGAAGAAAACCTAATCGTTTATTTAAACTTCTTGTGTTGTAACTACCAAGATTATTAGCAGGTCTAGCTAAAATTAAATCTTGCATTTTTATTTTAAAGTTTTTGTAATGTTGCTGTGTCTGCATCTCATCTAATCTTATATCTCTTGGAAAATATTCAAGAATATCTTTCGCATAGATTTTATGATTAGTATAAGAAGCTAAAGGTTCTTTTTCTTTTAACACATCTTGTATTACTTCACCTAGTATACCTACAGTTCTAACTTTCTTTTGTAACGTATTGTTAAAACCAGTTGTTGCTATTTCTTTTCGTTGTAACTCTTTAAGTTTTTTAGCTTCATCAATAGCTTCTTTAAGTGAGTTATATTCTTCTATTCTTATAGTACCAGAAATCATTAAAGGTTTTTCTTTTGTCTTTTGTCTATTTTTTCTGGTCACTACTTGTAGACTGTCACCTCTACGATATATACCTTTTGGTATTTCCATTATCTAACACTCCTTATTTTTGATTTAACATGTTCAGTTGCAGGTGTAATACTTTGGCCTAACAATATCTTTTTTAATCTGATACCACTTGCAGTTAAACCAACACCTTTAAATCTACCATCTGTAGGTGCGAATGGGTTATCAACATAAGTTATTAATCCTAACACTCCACCTTTAGGTTTTTCTGATAAATATAAAAGTGTTCTTGATAATGATGAAGCATTGATACCTCTACCAAATATATCTCTGTACTTTACAGATATATTTTCGATAGATAAATCTTCTTCATCAAGTATGCATATTATCTTAAACGCTAACATGTAGTGCATTGGTACACCATTTGTATGTAGCGTTTTTCTTCTAGCAGTTTCTACAGCTTTTACTTTAGCAAGAAACTCTCTATCAAAAGTTAAGTTACCTACTACCGCTTCTTTCGACATCACTACCCTCTCTGTTCAACTTGTGAACTGTTGCTTTGTGATGTTGCTCGTTTGATTTTGATAGCGCCCTTTTAACTGCCCACTCAGGTATTTCTTCAATGACTACATCAGAATGTTTCAATGTTTTATCTATTGAAAATCTAATGCAAACACCTGCGATTTTTACAGATACAGTTTTCTCAAAGATATTATTAATCTCAATAATCTTTTTGAAAAAAGGTATCTGTGGGTTAGCGTCAATGGCAAAGACGTGATAATTAAAATCGTCTATCCGTCTAAAGGCTCTACAACGAACCTTATGCCAAACATAACAAAAGCTATAAGCTAACATCATTATTATTTTATTTCCTAACTTCATAAACTTTATCTCCTAACTTGCAGTAATGCAACTACTAATGACTGCACTACCCTATTTTTACTACATATTGTGTTTGATGTTATCAACTTACAACATTTAGATTTTTTAAATAGATAGCCTATAAATATCATTATTCAATAGAACATCAATAGAACACTACAAATTAAATTTAACTGGGTACAACATTGTATATCTAGCTTTAGCCATTGTGCTAAATTGCAACTCCAACTACCTAAATTATGTCTTCAGGTTGTTGTATTACCAGTATTTCTACTTTGGGTTCACTAGGCTTTAAGTTATCTCTAGTTTCCTCTAAGGCTTTCGCTAACTTAGGTTTCTCTAGCTTATTTAAAGCGTGACCCCAATCTTCATAAACTGGAAGTGCTACTATCATTGTTGCTATCCTTGTTTAAATTACGTCTCTTTATATATGTAACCATATTGTCAACCATCTGGTCAGACAAATGCTTTACTTTGAGACCGTTGGGAAACTTAATAGCTTCCCCAACTCTTAATCCCCTCACCTGTTTTTTCATCTGATTAGACAAATCATCAGACTTATGCAGTTTTATTGTGAAAAGAAATTGACATTTACACACCATACGATTTGATGGTGTTTGTATTATATATACACTCATATTTATCTATCCTATTCTACTGATATATAAGATTAATTCTTGCAAATCAGTAAGATTATCTTATGCACATTTTATATGAGACTGCAACTCTTTTATAAAAATAATTGTTGATATAAAATTTAAATTAATATAATCCTTTTTATAGGATAGATTTATGATAAACGAAAAGATATTAGCTGACTTTATGAATACCTCACCTACGTCTTTAGAAGAATTTTCAGAATTTATAAATAAACTTATCAAAGAGCATGGTAGAGAAAAAATTATTACTGATGCAGGTATTGATAAGAATGTTTTATATCGTGCAAGTAATTCACAAAATATTATACTAGAGAATTACTATAAGATTAAACAAGCATATAAAGAACAACTTAAATCTACATCACAAGCAAGTAACATAGAAGATTTACCGATACTAGGTCAGATTATAGATAATACTGACATACGTATGTTGAACCCTACTCAACCAATATCTGTACCTGTTCCTACATCAATTATAAGTAATTGGTCACCTGTATTTGGTTATTTATGCGTTAGTGGTACAGCTTATTCAGGCTTTGTATTTGTTTTTTCAGGTAAAGATTTAGAAGAACATACTAGTTCTATTGGTAATAAATGTGTCAATAGATTAGTAATGACTTACCCTGAGAACGAAGACCCTCAATATGGAATGGTGCTTAAACAAGATGATGACTATGTGTTAATACACCCAAGAAGTCGTAAGGTTCTACTAGATATACCTACAAAGAATAACATCAGTTGGTCTAAGTTTATATGTTTTATTCCTTACTCACTTATGGAAAACTACAAAGAACCTAAGTATCAAGATAACATTCACAAACTAGAAGATAGCTTTAGTAAATACAAAGTTTAGACTTAAAGTTTCAAAACAGATAATGAGAGAGATGAAAGCAAATTATTTATTTGTAAGATTTGCTAATTAAAATCATTCCAAACTATAAAATCCACTAAAAATCCATCTGATTAGTTCAAGAGACTAGTGCTTTTTGTTATTCCATAATGTTTTTATTTATGTTTTGTGCAACACATGTTGCATTTGTTGTAGATAGTACCCATACCCCTCTGTAAAATCACAGGCGTGGCCTATGGGGACTTTTGTAAAATGTGTACTACGATAAGGTTGTCAGATTTTTATACCAAATTATTCCTCTGGTGACCATACGGTGCTATCAAACTTCTCCTGTAGAGAATAATCAACAGCATAGAAAAGAAAATCTTCAGTATTATCTAAAATAAACTTACGACTATCTATAATAGACTTCTTCTTCTTAATAGGTGTTAGTACTTCACTTTTAACAATAGCATCATCAATAAGTTTAGTAACTTTCTTGTTAGGCTTTAGACCTTTAAAGACACTCTTTAAGTATATCACTTTGTTTACCATAGGTTTAACTATCTGTTTTAATTATAACTTACTTGTTATTGATTTATATTTATCTCTATTCTTCTCTTTTACAAAGGTAACTATAGATTAAACTATAAGGTTATTCCCTATAGTGGCACTTAATTGGATTATCTTATAAAAGTGCAAAAACAAGTAAACTATAGTTTAAACCTATATCTTAATCCATGTTAGAGGGTCAGGTTCACCAAAGTACTTCTCTACTTCTACTCTAAACATTTCTTCTTTTCTGTCTTTAAAAGCTAAATCTTGGTCTTTGGCCAACTGTTGTATCCAATAATGACAAGACATCTGTAGTGCATCTATACGGTCATCATGGGTTAAAGTATTAGCACCTTTTTGAAGTCTACTTATTTGGTAGAATAATTGGTATCTTAAAGCTGTCTCAGCAGGATACATAGCGTTAGTTTCTTCATAATCCTTACGTATAACCGTAGGACAGACTATAAGCCTGTGTTGGGCTATAATAGGCTCTAGAGTGTCTAATATACGTCTATGCTTGTTAGATTGCTGTCTAATACCTTCTGTAGTACATGGATACTGTCTTATAAGGTAAGGTTTAAGTAATTCTGTAAACATACCTTGACCGAAGTTATCCTCAATCAATATCTTTCTAACTTTATGCTTTTTAGCTACTTCCACCAGTTTGGATAAAGTATGTTCACTATACCCACTATTGAAACCGCCAATATCAGCAAGAAAAATATTTCCATTTAAAAATTTAGTTACACAATAACTTGTCTCATCTTTACCTTTTCCACTTGGGTCAATAGACATTACAATTCCAGTATAAGGTAAATAGTTACCTTGTATCTGCATTGGTCTAAAATAAGCATCACCCTGAAGTCCTACACATGGTATATCATTATGTTTAAGTTCAGGACTAGAAGCCCATACTACCTTTTCAGGTGCATCATCAGGATTTAATGTCATAACTGACAAGTCTGATAATTTTAATGGGTATCTATTTAAATCAGATAAAGAACTATCTAATTGATACTGCATGTTAAAACCTATTCGGCCATAACTTGCTTCTCTATCTAATAAATCTTTTTCATCAAATCTTGTAGGGTCTGTTGGTTTTCCTACCATTTCATCTGACCAAGTATTATTAATCATAGGTGCTAGATTTGAATTATAAGAAATTAATTGTTTTTCTGTTGGGTATCTAGCTGTCCAATATCTAATCTTATAACCTCTCTCTTGAAGTTTATTATAGATTGATTGTTCTACTTGTGGTGTACCTAAAAATACAATTCTACTATTATCTTTAGGTTTAATTATAGCTTCAAACTCTTTTATACTTTCAGATAACTTGTCTCTCATAAATTGAGTTTGAGTGTTACCAGAAGTTTCTACGTCATCAGCAATAATAATATCTGCTCTACTTCCTGTAAGCTGTGATGTTATACCTAAAGATTTAACACTAGGTTGTTGTGATGCTAACGCTGTGGCCACATCAAAACTAATCTTAGATTGTCTTTGGTCACCTCTAGGATACAAATGTTTAAGAATAGACATCTCTGACATAAGTCTTAAACAGAATGTACTAAAATCATCTGCTCTGTTTTTGGAAGCTGATACAACTAATATGTTTAAGTTGTTATCTAATAATAGTCTCCAAAGTACATAAGAAGCTGTAATCCAACTCTTTCCTACACCTCTAAAAGCACTAATAATACACCTTGTTGAACCATTAGCTAGATAATCAGCAATATCAAATTGACATTTGGTAGGCTCAGGAAGACGTAAATGTAACCAAGTAAGGTATAGAAAATTTCTAAAATCGTTAATTTTTGATAACTTGTTTGTCTTTTTCATCAAATGGAAGTTCTTCTATAAGTTTTTGTAAAGGACTATCTTCTGTAGGAACAGCATCTATATTGTTATCTTTAAGAAACTGTCTAGCTACGTTTAAATCTGCTGACTTTGCATCAGGGTCACTTACTCTCTTTAGTAGTTCAGTTGCTAGAACTTCATGTAATTGTTTTAATTTATCACTCATAATTATTTCATTAACCTGTCCATGTGGGCATATATTCTACCTATTTGTTTATCTATAGACATTATTTCTTCACTTAACATACCTAGATGTACTTGTAGTTCTACTACAGTAACTAAAACATAAGTAGACAAACCCGTTAGAATTGTTCCAAGAAAAGGTAAAATCCATTTATTGTTTTTCATTTAATGTATTTACCTTTATTGATACCTGCTTTGATAAGATAACCTCTTGTACCATTACCATTTATATCAACTTCTTTTCTTAAATGTTTAAATACGTTTTTTTCTTTTAATTCTTTTTCAATTCTTTTTTTGAAACTTTCTAAAATTTTTATATCTCTCATTTATTCTAATGGGAAATCCATTCTGTTATCAGGTGACTTTTTATTTTTTGTTTTTTTCTTTTTACAATTAGGGAAATCAAATGTTAAAACTTCAACTACTTTGTCTGATAAGTCGTCAATCCAACCACAAAATTTAAGAATTAATTTGTCAATCACGATATTTCACCTACTGCTCTACATTCAAATTTTATTACTATTTTTTGTTTTTCAAAATCAGGTATATCCCACTCAGGTAATTCTTTAAGGTTTCTAAAAGTTTTTTGTGCAATAGCATATCCTGAATTTACACAATCATAGTGTGAATTGAATTGATAACCTGAAATAGAACTAGAGGGGCATTGTCCAGTTGTCATACTGCACATATACAACACTAGTAAATATTTCACTTAAATTGGAATATACCTATTACTGTAGCAACTATTGTTCCTAAAAAAACAAGAAGTGAAACCATGCCTTTTCCTTTTGATACATCAGTTCTAAGAGATTTAACTTCTTGTTTTAATTCATTAATAGCTTCGTGTAATGCTTTCATTCTTTCTGCACAAAGTTTTTCATGTGAAGAAAGTCTTACCCCAGTAGCCATATCAGCTAGTTGTTTTGGGGTAGATTTTCTAGGCATTAGTCTTTCTTATCTTCTGCCTTTTCTTCTGTAACTTCATCTTTAGGAAGTTCAGCTTTTAGAAGATTAGAATAATGACCTTGCAATATATTTACGTCTGCCATTTCCAAGTTTAACTGTTGTTGTTTAGCTTGGATTTGTTGCAACTTACCTAAATATAATTTGCCATTATCAGATAGCTTTTCGCTATCGTAGTCTTTGTCATCAAACTTAAAGTTCATGTATTACCACTCTTTCGTTTTTGATGTTAGTTCAGGTGCTTTTTGTGATGCGATTTGTGCATCAAGATTAGCTTTCATATCAGCTTCAGTAGTATCTGAATGTTCTAATACACAA